TCGGTAGTAAAATGAATGTCTACGGTTGGAACGGTAGATGGAAAAATAGGAGGATAGGAACAGGATATGAAAGACAAAGAACTCGTTAGTGTACACATGTACAACTGGGGACCTTGTGTTATTAGACTCAAGATCTCTAACGAATTAAAAGAACTACTTCTAAAACACGGAACTAAAGGTGTGGACTTTAGAGGTAAACTAGCAGGAATCTTGGAAAGTGAAACAGGGTACACTGCGGAAGCGAAGGATGAGATTATACCTCATCTTGCTAAATGCTTTGGTGTTTACGACCAAGCGTGGGAGAGATACGTAAATAAAAAACGTGATAAGAAACCAGAATATTTATTATCTGCACTTTGGATAAACTATCAAAAGGCCAATGAATTTAATCCACCACACGATCATGATGGTGCGTTAAGTTTTGTTATCTACTTACAGATCCCAGATAAGTTGAAGGAAGAAAATAAGAAGTATATCGGTAGATCCGCAGGACCTGGTGGTATACAGTTTTTATATGGTGAAGGACCTAGAGAAGCTATTACGTACATGTCCCACTTTCCTGAAGAAGGAGATATGTTTGTGTTTCCAGCGTGGTTGAAACACTGGGTTAGCCCTTTTAAATCTGATTGTGTAAGAATATCCGTATCGGGTAACGTACACGACTCGGCTAAATTAAATAATATTAAAACGGTATCTAAAAACTACGAGGATAAAGATGGACCCAAGAGATGATATATTCTATCTGATTGGTTCGGCTTTGTTGGTTGGTGTACTTGCTTCGATATTCATGATTGTTGTACTATGATTAAGTATAATAAAAAATACGACTACGCCCAAGGTACACAGATCACGGACCAAGGAACACGGAACTATGACATTGCAGGTCAGAGATTACCGTCAGTCACAACCATTCTAGGTAAAAC